TTTTCTTCTTGTTTCTTTTCTTCTTGTTTCTTTTCTTCTTGTTTCTTTTCTTCTTGTTTCTTTTCTTCTTGTTTCTTTTCTTCTTGTTTCTTTTCTTCTTCTTGTTTCTCTTCTAAATTAGATTCTATTTTTTTATTAGATTTTGAATCAGATTCTAGCTTGGGTTCTAGCTTGGGTTCTGGATTGGGTTCTAGCTTGGGTTCTAGCTTGGGTTCTTGTATAGGTGTAGTAATAGTTGTGCTAGATGTATTGTCATTCGGTGTAGATTGTGCTTGTTCAATAATTTTATCAATAACAGTATCAATAAATTCTTTTTTAACAACGTTAGAATGTGCTCCACTTTCAAATTCTTCTTTAATTACTTTTTTAATTAAATCAATATCTATTATACCATTTGTATCTTGTTTTGTTGTTTTTAATTCTTTTTTAACTACACTTTCTAGTTTCTTAAGATATTTTTTATTCATTGGTTCTTTGACGTCTTCCTCTTCTTCAATTTCCTCATCTGGTTCATTTAAAAATTCCTTTAAAATATGACGAACTGGTAATTGTTTTCTAATTGTTTCGATAATACATTCTGCAATCATATTTTCACTATCACGCATATTTTTCTGTAATTCATATTTATTAACATTTTCACTAAATAAAAAAGGATCTTTCCAAAATTCTCTAGCACATTCAATATAACATAAATGTATAAAATGACCACCATTAGGAACTTTAATACTCAATTTTTTATTTTTTGTTGCACTGTGAACAATAGTTAGAATTTTAATATGACTTACATATACAACCTTTAATAAGTCTTCTATATAATCACATTTACTAACTGTTACTATACGATCAAATTCTTTATTTATAATATCTTGCGACCATTTGGGAATACGACTAAGTAATTCTTGAAATACCATTAGAACTTTCTCTGGTGTATTATCTTGATTGCAAATATCTTTTGCATCTAAATAAATACTTTTAATACCTTGATAGATAAAAGTTTTTAGTATTGATATTAATTGTTTTGTATATTCCTCTTTTGCATCAACTAGAATAGCAACACTTCCATCTTCCATTCTTATAATTTACCTAATAATTAAACTATTAAATATAAATAAACTATAATATCAAAATAAACGAAGATTTAAAAAATATACAGACCAAGACACAATTACTAACCGGAAAATTAAAAATAATTATTTATAATACTTTTATAAGTTTTATGTTTTTTTATTATCCTTTAAATGGTTATTTGTGTTATAACACCGGCTTGCTTTGCAAGCCGATTGTTAAAACAGCGAGGATTGCGTGCAATCCTCTATGTTATAACACAAATGTAAATATTTTTTTGGCCTATCCTTTTGGAGGTTTTATATCAGATTGTTAAAACACTTGTGTTTTAACACTAATAACAAAACCGGTAAAAGGATAAAAATAGGTTAAAAATATAAAATTTATCACGCATATTGTTTTTGCGATTATTTACTGCGACGTTGGCTACGCATATGTTTTTTAATTTGTTTATTTCTTTTACCACCACCACTACTACGGGTAGTTTCGTAATTAACAAAACCTAGTTCTTTAGTATTTGTAGATGGACAATCACCATCTTTTGTTCCATTTAAAGGCATCCATGCAGGTTGACCGCCTATTTTATCATTAAAATTAAAAGTATAAATTGCACCACCTGTTTGTTTATTTTTGCGTTTTTGTGTTTGACGACGTTTAAGAGATTTTTTTTTATGGGATGTTTTCATAGCCATTTTAAATATTCTAATAACTGATATCTAATATCTAATATCTAATATATCAAAAGAATAAAAATTGATTTTATCTAAAGTAATTAATTTAGAGAAAATTAATTTTAAGTTTGAAATGTATATAATCAAAAAAAAGATAAAAGAAACAGAACAGAACAAACTATTAGATACTGTAAATATTGATTCAACTAATATTATGGTAGAACCTAGAATAAAATCTATATTTGATGTTGAAGATATTATAAAAATTATTATTCGTTCTAGGGTAGTAGATTTATTGAAAACAATTCATAATAAATATCCAGTAAAATTTTCAAGTGAAAATATAAATATAGAACTAGAATGTATTTTAAATAATATTAAATATCAACAAAAACAAATAATACAATCTAAACCAAAATTAAATACATTATCAAATAAAACTATATCAAGTATTCCAAAAGAAGCTAGATGTAATGCTAGAGTTTGGAATAATATATATGATAAAAATACTAATTGTGAAGTAAATGAAATAGATAAAAAATTTATTATTAAAGATTTTAATGATTTTCATATTAAAGACTTTATTTCTAGATATACTATTGGTAGACAATGTTCAAGAAAAAAGACAAATGACAGTAATTATTGTTTCCAGCATTCTAGACATAATCCTCATGGTGATTATTTCAAAGAACCACCAAATGAATTATGTTATCACTACATGAAAGATGGCTATTATCTAAAATAGTTCTACATGTAAAACAGTAAATGCTAAATAGTAATTAAAATCTTTCTTTTTTCTAGAATATACAAAATTATTAAAGTATTTATATCTTTAAAATAACATAGTAATGGAAAAATTTACAACTGATATATTTGGTGTATTTGAATTAATAAATGAAGGAAAAAAAACAAAAAGCATTATAAATACAGTAGTTATTTCAAAACAATATCTAGCATATTATTTATATCGCATTATAACTAAATTTATTCATATAATAGAAATTGCAATTCCTATTAAAGAAGTAAAAACAATATTAAAATTATTACGAATTCCTAATGAACATGATCGAAATAAGAATTATCCAATGGCTGGTAATATGACTAATGATGAAGAATTATTAGATTTAATTATTTTATCTAGCATAGATGTGCTTAATAAGACTGATAAATATATTCAAAGTTTACCAACACCAGGACCTAATGCTATTATATATGAATTTATTAAATTAAAAGATTTATCAGTTATAATACAAGATATAATTGATTTACAAAAGCTTATTCCCGGTTTATCAGTATCTGCTATTCGACCTAATTATATTGATGATGAAAAAATACATTAAGAACTTATAAAACTTGGAAAGAAATGCATAACTTATAAAAATAATTTCTCAATAATAAGTAATTAATTTCTAGATAATACTTAAAATAAAAATGGCAACAGCATTAGTTTCTAGTATATCTAGTTTAGTAGCATCTATTGCACCTGGTAAACAAGGTTTTACTACATCAATTGAATTAAACACAATATCATCTAATAATATGATTACTTTCATTCTTATTTTTATATTAAGTGTTTGGATTTTAATGTTATTAGGCACCTGGATATTTAATAACACTATACCAAAACTTATTCCTAGTATACGTAAAGCATCTGTTTTAGAATTCTTTGGATTATATATAGTTTTACATATCTTACTCACTTAATACAGTAATTAAAATTTATTTCTTTGTAATTCAATTTTAATTTTTTTTGTTAATAAAATTTTTAAATAATGTATTAATAGTATGTAATAACAATGAAAGACATTAAAAATAATTCCACATTATCAATTTTATCACAATATGCATCTAGAGTAAATCAAATAATATATGAAATTTTTATATTATTAGGTTTATATATCTATCTACGTAAAATATATCCATTTTTAATTACTAATAAAAATACTAATAAAAATACTAATAAAAATACTAATAATTTTTTTATACAAAAAAATATTAAATCAATTATAATTTTATATTCACTATTTGCTATTTTAATAGATTGGTTTATTTGGAATAATGCCACACAATCTATACTATTTACAGGTATATTAATAGTATATTGTAATTATAATTTAAATAATCTAGAAGTAATTTCTACGTTTGTTAATATTACAGGTTCATCTTTTAATGAAGTACAAAATATTGAATTATCTAGTCCAAAATGTGAAAATATACCAGCACAACAACCATCTATTAATGAAATTAATTTACCTTATGATTTAGAAGACATAAAACCATACGGAATTAAGCCATTTGATAGCAAAGATTCTAGAATAAGTAATAAAGAAATTGCTGAAGTTTATAAATCTGATAACAAATACGTTAGTATTACTGATAGTGCCTATGCATCTGCAATATTAAATGATTTATATGCTACACCACAATATAAAAATATACTAGATATTCCAGATATGACAGATATGACAGATATGACAGATATGACAGATATGCCAGATATGATAGTTTAATAAAAAACAAAAAAAAAATTGAATTATTTTTTTATATGGTTATCATGATATATATATATATAAATATGGATACATTAAGCCTTATAATTGATAATTTTACTAATTTTACTACATCTTATAATAAATCAATTAATATCTTTTTAGATGAATCTAATACATTTGATATGTATACATATATATCTAGTAGCGTTATTATTGGTTTCATTAGTACTATTGCATATTCTAGTATGAAATATATTTATACTAAAAATAAAGATATGAATAAACAATCTGTATTAACATCTATTAAGGACAGAAAAATTATTAAAGAAGGATTATTTTATGAAAGTATTAAGGAATTGAATGATGAAGGTGACAGTATTGTAAAATCTATGGAAAAAGATACATTTTATTGGATTCTACTACGTGTGCAAACTGGCAATTATATTGATATGGCAGGAACACATTTTGAACTTCACGGAAATCATATTAGAGATGGTGGTGATATTAATAATTCTGAATCTAATAAATGTGATACACGTAATCCATTCAAAACTCGTGATTTCTATATGATTTTAAAAATTACAACAAAAACACGTATCAACTTTAAAAATGATATATTATTTGGAAATGCAATTTTGCGAATTATGAATTATACTAATTTATTTGTATTACCTAAGTTTCATAATACTGATTTTATTGTATGTGCAATTGCAACATCTCCTTTTATTGAATCTGACGAATTCGAAAAAACAATGAAAGGTATTGAATATGATACAGCTAATTTAATTACTATTCCATCAATTAATGGTAATATTCAAGGTGTTTTATTATTACCAGTACATCAAGTTTATGATGCCTTTATGGATATGTATAATAATACAATTTTTGAATCTAAGAAATACATTATTGATGATGATAATTATGAATCATGGAATGGCAAATCTATTAATGAATATACATTTTAAACCCATTTTTAATCACCATTCATATTTTTTTGTGGTTATTTACTGTACATTGCAGTTAATTTAATAAAATGTCTTCTTGCCGAATTGCATGAAATTTGCCGTCGGCTTAAGTTTATGCAATTGGCACAATACACAGTAAATAACCACTTTTAACAATTTATGTGGTTATTAGTAGTATTGAATATTTATTATCCTTTTGCCGGTTTTGTTATTAGTGTTAAAAAACAAATAACTATGTAAAGGATAGTAAAAATTGATTTCTTTTTTTTTTAATATAAAACTAAATTCTAGATACATTAAAACACTAAATAATCATTTTAGATATTATAAACTAAATTTAAAAATGCTAGAATTCTTTGAAAATGCTATTAAAATAATAGAAGAATTAATTGTAATTCGAACAAAAGAAATATCAATATTATCAGATATGGGATATAATGATAATGTTATTAATGCAGAAAATAAAAAGAAAATAATAGCATTACAATTTAAATTAAAATATTATCGAATTTGGATAAAAGCATTACATGGATGTCTAACTAAAAATATTATAATAAAACATACATCTGATATTACTAATTTGAAATTCACAAAGAAATTAGAAGAAAAACTAGTAGAATTATTTGAAACAGGTGTATTAGTATATCTAGAGGATGCACGCAAACATATCTTAGAATTAGAACAAGAACAAGAACAAAAACAAGAACAAAAAACAAATGTAAATAATGTTTCTGAATCATTATTTAGTAGTATTAATAGTCATTCTAGTAGTCATTCTAGTAGTCATTCTAGTAATCAATCTAGTGTTATAGATGATATTAGAATTGATACATCTAAAATTGAAGCACAACCTAAGATTCTAGCAGAAGAAAAACGACCTACTGATGCACGTGGTAGTGCAATTTTTGATTTACGTTATATATATGGTATTGGTCCTAAAAATGCAGAAAAATTAGTAGATGCCGGATTAACTCTTGAAAGACTATTAGAAGACTGGACTACATGGATTTCAAAATCACCAGATAATGCAATTTTAATGCCTTCTAAAATGGCTTTTATAGATCAAAAACAAATTTCTGAAGAACGGAAACATTCTATATTAATGACACAATTATATAAACGATTAGAAAATGAAACAAAATATTTGAGTAAATTGAATAGTCATCAATTACTGGGTGTAAAATATTTTCATGATATGAGTCAAAAGATACCACGAGAAGAAGTTCAAAGAGCTGAAAAAATATTACAAACAACTGCTACATATATGAATAGCGAAATGATAATAACATTATGTGGATCATATAGACGTGGACGACTAAAATCTGGTGATATTGATTGTTTAATAACACATCCAAAAATAGCAAGTATGGAAGATTTGGATACATATCCTGATAATATACTTTCTCGTTTTGTAGAATTATTAACAAATGTAGGTTTTTTAGTGGATCATTTAACTGATTATGGACGTAGTAAATATATGGGTTTTTGTATAGTAAAACAACAAAAGAAAAAAACAAATATAGCTAGAAGAATAGATATTCGATTTATACCTTATAATAGTTATGGTGCTGCAATATTATATTTTACAGGTAGCAAGACATTTAATACTCAAATGCGAACTTGGGCAATGTCTAAAGGTTTTTCACTTAATGAATATGGATTAAAAAAAATTAGTGATGGTAGTTTTCTAGAATGCAAAACAGAAGAAGAAGTTTTTAAAATTTTAAATTATCCATATAAAAAACCAGAAGATCGTGATATGTAAACGTCATCAACTAATATTTATGAAGATAAAAATTGACTATAATACTTATTATTTTTTGGGTTATCGTATTTTATATAGACTTTATATGCTTCGGCATTTTTACGTCCCAATTGTTCAATATAAGATATAAGATATAAATTTGTTAATAATTGAAGAAGAGTTTCTTTATTAGCATTACGTTCTATATTTGCATTTTTTAACATATCTAGAATCATATTTTTAAGACCACTTGAACCTGAATAATTATATTCAATATATGAATTTAATTTATTTAGTTGGTCTAGATATATATTTGCATCATTTAATGTAATAACTTCTTTAAATGTTTCTTTATTATTTAAAATAGTATTATTAAATATATTCATTGATTTAAATTTTTCCAAAGCATTTTTCTGAGATTTTTTTATAATTTGCAATAATTCTATATGTTCATCAATATGTTCATCAATATGTTCATCTGTTTCTATATTTATATCTTTATTTTTATTAATATTACTATATTTAGGATTATAAATTAAAATAAGAGTGATAAATATTATAATAATGATTAAAACTATATAAATTTTTTGATTCATATTTATACTTTTTTTACTAGAATAGGTTTTACTAGAATAGGTTTTACTATAAAATAATTATATTTTTAATCTTAACTTTATAATCTTAACTTTATAATCTTAACTTTATAATCTTAACTTTATAATTATAGGTATATATATAAAAATTAGCAAAAAATGAATTTAATATATTTTATAAATAAATTGTTTTTCTACTTGTAGTAATGCATTTGAAAAATATATACAATTATATTCTTAATGATAGAATATAAGATGTAAAAACCATTATTAATTTAATGGTTGTGGTGAGATACTGTAAAAACATTAGACACTCTTGGATTTCAAACATTTGAAAATCTTTATAGCAATTTGAACTCTATATCCTGGAGCCAAATTATAACTATTTTAGATTTTCATATAATGTCTGAAATCATTTATGATTCATTTTAGTATTCTTCTAGTTAATCTAGATGTAGTAATTATAAACACTAACTTGAAAATAAAAAAAAGAGTTATGGGATAATGTAAGCTTCGGCAGGTATTTTTCCAATTCTTTTTTCTTTTTTTATCCCTTAACCGGTTATAGGTGTTTAGACACCTATCCGTATCCTTTAACCGGTTTTGAATTTTTAAAAAAATCCAAAACGGTTATCCCTTAAACGACTAAAGGTGTTATAACACCTTTGGTGTTAGGGATGCAATACAGTGCAAAATCTTTGATTTTGCACGCTATCCGCATAACCAAGACCTAAGGATTTTTTAAAATCCTGGTCGGTTAAAGGATATCATCATATGTATTAGGACTTTCTTTTTTTATATAATGTTTTAATTGACTAAAAAATTCTTCTATAGCATTTGTTGATGGATTATATGGAACAGTATATAAAAGATGATTGTTACTATTTTTAATAAGTTCTTTTATTCTTTGTGATCTATGAGTAACTGCATTATCCATTATTATTAAATGATTAGTATATTTGTTTTTAATATTTTCATTATAAAATTCTATAATGTTATCTGTTTTTATACCACCTTTAATATCTTTATATAATTTCCAACCTATAATTTTATTAGAACTAATAGCACATAATAAATTATATTTTATATGGATATTTTGATGTTTTTTTAATAACACGAGTACCGCTTTTACTTCTACCATATGATAAAGTCATATTCAAATATATTGATGTTTCATCCAAACATATAGTTTTTTTATAATTATAATTATTTAATTTATTATATATATATTTAAAGAATTTCTACTATATAGTAATATCTAAAATGAATGATAATAATACAATAATTGATGAAAATAGTAAGTTAAAAGAAAAAATACAAGAACTAGAAGAAAAATTAAAATTAGCAGAAGAAAAAATTAAAAAATATACCAATAGTGAAGCACATAAAAAATATTATGAAGAACATAAAGAGGAAATTAAGAAACGAGGCTTAGAATATTTAAAAAAATTAAAAGAAGAAAATCCGGAAAAACTAAAGGAATATAGAAGAAATGCTTATTTACGACAGAAGGAAAAGAAACTACATTAGAAATCATATTCAATCACATTAATTTTAAATAAATGATTATTCGTTTGGCCTGTTGCCCTAGTTCCGCCATCAGTTTGTGAATTACTTTTATAATAAATATATGGTTGAGTATATTCACCAATATATGAAACCAAAATATTACCTGCCTTTAATATATCAGTTTCTACTCCATCACAATAAAATATTATTACATGATCATTTGTAGATGCTCTAGGATTTTCATTTGCACATGAAACTTTCATTGAACATACACCATATAATTTATTATCGTCATATAATTTCTTAAATAAATTCCATTTTTCATCAATATATTTACGTTTATAAAATAACATCCATTTACCAGAATAATATTTATCCATTGTTTGTTTATATTCATAATTAATTCCAATAGTATGAAAACTAAATTCTGCAAATTTACTACGCATATATTTTCTAAATTCCTCAACTTTATTATTATTATGTTCGTTATAGCTTACGATACTTTTAATACTAGTAAATTCCATAATATCTTTTTCTTCTGTTGTTCCATCTTCATTAAATATGAGTGTTATTGGTCTCAAATAAGATTCATCGTTAATATTACATATATAATCTGTAAATTGTGGATAAATATTAGTTTTTAGAATATGTAGTATATCTTTCATGGACGATTTAATAAAGCTTATTTCAAATATTATTTTTTCTTTATTTTTATCATCTTTAAAAGGGCTATACAATTTATCGCGTCTTATATAATGTTCGTTTTCTCCATGAAATATCCAATATGTATTACTTAATGATGGTGTTATTGTTTCTATGTATTTTTCATATTTTATTTTTTCTTGTTGTTCTTCCTTTTGTTTTATTATCTTTCTCTCTTCTGCTTTATTTTTTTCACGTTCTAATAATAATGTAATTATTTCTTTTTTTGAAAGATTAGAGTAGTTTTGAATATCAAATGATTTACATAAATCTTTCAAATCTTTTTTTAAATATTTATTCAAATTAATTTTGTAAGTATCTAAGTAACTCATGTTTGTGTAATAATTTATAATTTTTTATAAAATTTCAATTTATTTCAATTTTATTTATTACGTTTTTTTCAAAATTATAATATTGTATATATATAATAGATATATTTAAAACAATTTAAAGACTTTCTATCTTACTACATATAAGATGGCAACTACTACACAAAAGAAACCACCAGACCCTTTACGAACGGTTAAATCATCGTTCAAATCAATTATTAAACCTGAATTAAATCAGGAAATAATATTTGATGCTGTTAATAGAACCCATCAAATTGTAATACATACTTATCAATTCTTAAGATTATGGATTCTTAATAAATATCACAATAATGAGATTATCCCAATAATTACAACTGATATAATATCAATGGCAATGAAAGCTCTAGTTCCACCAAGTGCAGGTCCCAAACCAAAAGGAACAAATTTAAAATACTATAATGAATTTTTATTATTCTACAATGATACATATAAATCATTAAATTATGAGACAAAAATAAGTGGGTCTAATCTGTCACAGATATTAGGATATATGACAACTGACATAATAACTAATATAGAAAACAATGTGAAACGTAATTTTATTAGTTATGTTAAGAGATTTGTTAATTCATCTTATAAAAAAATCAATAATGAAATATTAGATAAAGTATCTAAAAAAGAGAAGATATCTAAGAGAAAGGAATTAAATCAAGAACTATATCAAGTAAAAGAAGATTTATTAAATAACACATTGGATTCTAATGAAAAATATCATCAATGGATAAATAAACATAGACCTAATATATTTCCAACTGAATACACTAATTCATATGAATATGATATAGAATGTAATCCTCAAAAATATTTGAAATATATGATTTATATGTGTTTAGAATTGGAACATTTAGAAGTTAAATCATTTCAATTCTTTCCATTAAGAACTGATATAATACCTAAGTATATTCCTATTGATACTGCAACTCTAGTAGATTTAATGATTGATACAGACAAAAATAAGTATTTCAAAAATATTGAAAATGAAAAATATAATATATGGTCAATGTATTTTAATTTAGAATTACCAATATTTAAACAGAAGAATTATCAATTTGATTATAGAATATCTACTGATTGCTTTGGTGTATCTATACAACTTATACATAATGATTCAGTTCAACTTTCAAAAGATAAAAAGGCAAATATGAAAGCAAAAAGAAATTCAAGTAAAGAATTATATAAAACTATGACACAAGAAGAAAAAGAATCATATAAAGCAGAATTAGTGAAACAACAAAAAGGAATACAAGATAATTATAAATTAGAATTAAAGCAGAAAAAAGATAAAGAAAGAACAAACTTTAAAAAGTTAACTAAGGAAGAACAAAAGAAAGTTATAGGTGAAAATAAGAAAAAGAAATTTATTGAATTTCCTTATTTAGAAGATTTAGATAATAATCAATTAGAAGCATTAAACACTAATAAATGGGTTGTTATAGACCCTGGAAAACGTGTGTTATTATATATGAAAGATAGAAAAGGTAATACATTTAGATATAGCAATAAACAGCATATAGATACAACTAAAAGATTAAAATATCAGAGACTATTACAAAATTATAGGAATAAAAAAGATATTAGCAATATTGAAAATGAATTAAGTAATTATAATTCAAAAACATGTAAATATGATCCTTTTAAATTATTTATAAGTAACAAAAATAGATTAAATAATATTCTATTATCAAAATATCAAGAAGAAATATTTAGAAAATACAAATGGTATTCATATATAAATAAGAAAAAATCAGAAACAAACTTAATTAGAAATATTAAAGAAAAATATGATAATGATAGTATTTTAATAATGGGTGATTATTCAGATAAAAACTGTGCTAATAAATTAAAAGGTAAAATGTCAACTCCAAATTTAGGATTAAAAAGAAAATTAGGCGAGTATTTTACAATATATACTTTAGATGAATTTAGAACATCTTGTCTAAATTATAAAACAGAAGAAAAATGTGACAATCTTTGTTTACCTGATAAAAAGGGTGTTATTCGGTCAATTCATTCAATTCTAACGTATCAAACGGAAAATAACAGAATGGGATGTATTAATCGTGATGAAAATGCTACTAATAATATGATAAAATTAGTAAATTATTTTCTAAAGAATAAAGATAGACCACAAAAATTTAAAAGAGATTTTAAATTTGAAAATGAAATAAAAGATGATAACCCTAGTTTACGTAAAAATAAATTAGCGTCAAATATCGTCAAGCCTGTAAAGGTACAATTACATCAACTAAAAAGAAGGTGATTTAATTCTCATTTTTCTTTTCGGTTGGTGTAATACATCTTTAGCTTTATTTGTAGGTGCTGCAATTATAAAATTATCTATCATATCAAGTAATTCCCATTTATTATTTTGTACTGCTTCTAGAAAATATTCATACCTTGTAGCAATAGATATATCTAGATAGGATAATATACTAGAAATAAGGATACTTGTTTTACCTGTACCTGCACTTCCATTAATTAGAAAACGTGAAAATCCCTTTTTTAGATTAATAAATTCAGTTATTTTATCAATACACTGTTTTTGTTCTTCATTAGGTTTTAAAATAGATGTCATTATTTGACTATTTTACTAGTTTACAAAGTTTTAGATAATAATGATGAAAATAAATTAAAAAAAGAAAAAATCAATTTTTTATAGAACAATATCACTATATTTTACTAATTCAATACGTTTATTATCATATTGTATTGGTGGATTTGTTAGTCTTTGTATTTGTTCATTTAGGTTATCTAAAAATAGGGAACCATAAAGTAATGTGCGATTACGTTCATATTCTTTACTTGTAAATGGGTTTGTTGTGGTTGTAGTAATTGATATATTATTAAAATTCTCAGTATTCCATAATAACATAACTAGAATGATAAAAATAATTACTACTAGAATAATTTTTGTATTTTTCATTTTCTAAAATAATATTGGTTTCTATTTTGTAATTAGATTACTTTTGGTTTAGTGTCAAAGAATACACCTTTTATAAAAAAGAACATTACTATAAAGAAAATAATAGTAAATAACACCGTTCCACCAGCAAAAGCAATTGCTAGAATCGCACCTAATGCAAATAATGGTATACCAAACCATCGAATTATAAATGGTATAACAGTACCATAAAACCACCACGCAAAACGGGCTATGATAGTAACAGGACCACCAACCCCTATATTACCTAATTGTAACATAAACGTTAAAACATCTGCCATCTTAACTATATACTAATTATTACATATATCCTTTCACCGAATAAAGAATTAAAATTTTATAAAAAAAAATATAATCACTCACACAGTAAATAACCTCTAGCTAGATTATATTCTAGATAGTATTCTAAATTGCATTTGCAGAATAGTTAGGTGTAGTTTCATCAAATGTTCTTGTAGTCATATCATCAGGATATCGAAAAACACCAGGTTCGCCATTAAATGCTTCCCCATAAGGTGCTGGAACACTATTACGGGAATATACCCAATCTGCACCACCACGTTGTGTACGCCGATTACGTTTAAAATGCTTCTTGCTAGAATGCTTCTTACTAGAATGCTTCTTACTAGAATGCTTCTTACTAGAATGCTTCTTGCTAGAATGCTTTTTATGACTTTTATGTTGACGATGTCCGCCACCTTTAATGGCACCTAAACCACATATTGGTTGACCAGGAGAACCAAATTTCAAATCACCATTAACTAATGCAGGTGGACAACAATCATCATAAGCCCTATAAACAGGTTGTCCAGCAATAAATTCCGATGGATCTGTTGTAAAACCACCACCCTCTTGTTTAGGTGCTGGTGCTGATGCAGGTGTTGGTACTGGTTGTAGTGGTGCAGGTGTTGGCACGGGTACAGGTTCTTGTGCTGGTGCAGGTGTTGGTGCAGGTGCTGGTTCTAGTTCTGGCACGGGTTCTTGTGGCATTGTATTATTATTACCACGACCACGACCACGGCGACTAGTAGTATTACTACCACCACCAACAGAATTATATTCTTTTGCTAGACCATCTAAATATTGTTTAAAAGTATTGCTTTTCATGGATCCGCCAGAACCTTCATCACCACAGCTACGAAATCCACCTTGTAAAATATTACTACCTAGAGGAACAGGACCACCATAAGACATAAATTTATTATCAAGGTCTAATGATGCCTGTGGATTAGTATTGTGTAGATTTACAGCAGGATTTCTAACCAAAATAGAGGTATTCATAGCACCATCTAGAACACATGCGGGTGAAACGCCACCTCTTTGTTTACGAATTTTTTGCTTACGACTTAATACCATTTTTTTATTTATTTACGAATTGTTATTATTAATTATTTAGAAATTTATTTTATTTAGTATTTAGGCTATCTTAATAACTAACATAAAACTTATATAAATCTACTAAATAATAAATTCAAGATAGACAAATGGATTTACCGCCTGTAGAAGTGCGTATTGGTGTTGGAGGTAATGTGGATGCTGGAAAATCTAGTTTTGTGGGTGTAATAACAAAAGGTATTTTAGATAATGGTCGTGGTTATGCTAGGTCATTTGTTCTATTACACAAACATGAACAAGATACTGGGCGTACATCATCTGTATCTCAGCAATATATACGTCAAAAAGAAAAAATTATTGAATTTAATGATCTTGCAGGTCATGAGAAATATTATAAATGCACAGCAAGACAACTAGCAACTACACTTTTAGATTATGTTGTAATTGTAATAAATTCTGGTTCTGGTATACAAATGATGACACGTGAACATATTTCATTAGCTTTTAGTTTGCGTATCCCAATGTTTATTGTTTTTACAAAGATAGATAGTACACCATCTAATGTTTATGAAAGCAATCTAGAATATATTAAATCATTCTATAAACAAAAAATGAATCTAGAAGTAAAAGTAATAGATACAACTAGTTCTAAAAGTGATATTATACCATTACCAACACTACAAACTGTTATTTTATTTCCTGTTAGTAATGTTTCAGGTCAAGGGATAGACATTGTAAGAGAATATATTATTAGTCTTAATAAAACAATTGATTATACAAATGAATTAACTAAACCTGCAAATTTTCTTATACATCGTATATATCAAGTTCAGGGTATTGGTATTGTAGTTAGTGGTGTAATGAAAACCGGTATTGTTAAAAAAAATGATGTATTATACCTAGGACCCAATGCAACAGGGTTTACTGTAAATCCAGATACAAATATTATAATATCACCATCTACAGGAAAAGATGATTTAGCTACATCTTCACATTTTGAAACTAATCACCCATCTACTAATTTTTATAAGATTTCAGTTAGAGGAATACATAATAATTTTAAAGAATCTATTGACTATTTGTCCGCTGGTTATTCTGGATGTTTTAATATTAAAGCATTTGGAAAAGCAACTATTAAAAGAAGTATGATACGACCAGGAATGAGATTATTAAGTGATATTAATAGTGTATTTCAATTTCAAGCAAAAATAAAAATATGTAATACGAATAGCACTATTACTAAGCGTTATCAACCTGTTTTACATTGCGGTGGTATTTCACAGGCTGTTCAAATTGTTGCTATGGATAAGGAATATTTACGTTCATATGATGATGCAACTGTAACATTTCGTTTTCTATATCGACCAGAATATTTAGAAGTAGGAAATATATTTATTATGAGAGAAGGTAATTTAAAAGCATTAGGAAAAGTGATTAAAATAAATATGTAATTATCCTAACGAAAAATAGCTTTTTTGGTAGATATTAATAAAATTGAAACAAAAAAAACCGAATAGTATCGGTGTCTTCTCTCTACCAGAAGACTACCAATTAAATTAAAATTGGGTAAGTGTTTATTTAATCTAATTGCACGGGGGACTATGTGCTTACCGATTAAATTATCTATTCAGTTTTAGTGGTTTTTTTTAGAATAAAATGAAACCAAAGAGTATTTATATTATATATAAATTCATTTTTCTTATTGAAATACTTTTTTTTTCTATTTTGTAATTAAATTTAACAAATTTATTTTATAAATTTAATATAAGTTGTGTTCTTATAAAAAATGATTATAAATAAAAATAATTTAATATGTATTATATTTATTTTGATAATATTTTTTTTCATATATATGTATTTACAAACATATTATAAATCTAAAGTAAGTTCTAGAATAAGTTCTGGAATAAGTAATAATCTAAAAAAAGAAAATTTCCTTTCTACTGGTGAATTTGGATATTTTCAAAATGTTAATCGTATTCGAATTAGTACTGATACACCGTATTTAACTATTACAGGGTTTTTTGCTTATGATGCTAATGGTAATTTAATTAATCTTTCAAATATAGGTAGTCCTATTATAGGTTCAATTTATTTAGAAAATACTGGTATAAATAAATGGGATGCTAATGGTGTTTTAAAATGGATACCATTAAATATGAATCGTAGAATTGATGATGCATTAAATACAACTAATAATATAAATAATAATTTTGGATTAAATTTACCAAGTGCAGGGTTTCCAGTTTTACTAGAAGCAGAACCAAGCAGAGGTGCATTTACATTTAATTCATTTCAATCTTCAACAGGTTATTATAATACTATTTGGAATTACACTTTTAATAATCCAATGAATATTTCTTGTGTTGAATTTATGGGACGCAAAGATTGTTGTAATGATAGATTAAATTATATTTGTGAATTAATAGATATTAATAATAATATAATAGCAAGACAGATAAGTGGATCTAATGCAACCGTATTTATCCCATCTAATCAATCATTTGATAATTTAATTCATAATGTTTTTGTTGCAGATCCAACAATTATACCTATAAATCAACCTAGCTACGGACCACAAAATTTTTTACCTATTAAATCATTTTTTATTCTATTATCAAATTACTATATTCCAAAACAAAATATAACACAACCCCCAACAGTAGGTAATACGACACAATCCCAGACAGTAGGTAATACGACACAACCCCCAACAGTAGGTAATACGACTACTACAGCAGGTAATACGACTACCACATCAGGTAATACGACTACTACAGCAGGTAATACGACTACCACATCAGGTAATACAACTACTACATCAGGTAATACGACTACCACATCAGGTAATACGACTACCACATCAGGTAATACGACTACCACATCAGGTAATACGACTACCACATCAGGTAATACGACAGTAGGTAATACGTCTACCACATCAGGTAATACAACAGTAGGTAATACGTCTACCACATCAGGTAATACGACAGTAGGTAATACGACACAATCCCAGACAGTAGGTAATACGACACAATCCCAGACAGTAGGTAATACGATAGATAATAATATAAGTATGCCTACTATGCCTACTATGCCTACTATGCCTACTATTCAAACATTTCCGTCTAATCTAGATATGTTAAATATACCGATGGCAACACCTGTACAAATTACAGATTTAATTGATAAAGGGTTAGGTGTTGAATTATTAACTCGTAATGGTATTTTAATGAATCAACAGTATAAGGGTCCATCTACAAATATTTTACAAACGGATTTTACGGGAACATCAAATATTTATTCTCCATTCTTATTTTATAATAAAGGTTCTACAGAAAAATTTATTGGTGTAAATAAAATTCATCCGGAAGAAAAGTTTTTTAATTAGTATTGCTTTTCTTATGAAGTTTTATAACTACTGTAATTTGGGAAATACAATTTTTAACTGCATTTCTTTCCAAGGGTACTGTATCCCTTAAACGGTTTTGAATTTTTAAAAAAATCCAAAACGGTTATACGGATAGCGGTGGTTATGTGGCATAGCCACATTCACCTTTATTCCATCCCTAATTTTATGGCGTTAAAACGCCAATAACCGTTTAAGGGATACAGTACCATAGCTAATACTTTTTACAGTAAATTACAGCTAGTTATAAAACATGGAAAGAAATGCATAACAAATAGAAAAATTGGCATTTTCAATATATATTAAATGAAAAAATGATTTTTTCTTTTTTATTCTTTTATATATTATATCCCAATTTCCAGATCCTCAGTAACTGTTATCAAAAAGTTATCTGTATTAAAAATGTCGAGTAGCAATTCTATTTTAAACCCAGATTTTTATGAAACTATTGAAAGAAAGGAAGAAAAATTACCATATATTACTGTTTTGAAAAACGATGATTTGATTAAATTTACACCTCGAGAATTTAGCAAGTTTTTAGGATGTATCATAAAAATTGTATGTACACCAAATCCATATGATGGTCTTAGAAGAAGTATCACATGTATTCCAGATATTCAACAAGAATTTCTACCAGAAACTGATCGCTTTTATTTGATTTATAGGCAACATCATAATCTTATTTATCTACGGAAATTAAACGAAACAAATGAAACAGCACCACGTAGATATTGGTCTTTACGTTTGAATACAGCAGGTATTACTATATATGAAAAAGAACCTAACTACTATGATATTACTAAAGTGTTCATTTATAATCATATTACAAGTGAAATGTTTTCAGATTTGAACGAAAAACAACGTGAAAAGATTGAACAACAAAAAAAAGCCTTAGTAAAAAGTGATACTGATAGAGATTTCAAACTATCAAAATATATTTTACAGAAGGATATTTTTGATATTGTAATAACATATTTACCTATTCCTATTCATTATGCTATTGATCAACTTTATTACATCTACAGTTGGATTTTACGTGTTGAGCCATGTTCAAATACTGATAGCATAGAATAAAAGCATAAATAGTATTAGAAATTAATTTTTTAATTTTTTTTATTTGCTAGATTATTTTTTAATAATGTATATAATTCAAAATTAATTCCATTTACAATTACTGCACGTATTAGAGTAATACCCAATCCATTATAAAGTCGTCCCATGACTAAAAGTTCTTTTAAGGATTTATTATTAAATAGTTGCCTGCGAGTTTTAAGTGTATCAATTGGATAAGTTATAAACCAACTATTTACACCTGCACAAGCACCGGCAAAAAATGCTGGCATCTTCCATTCATAATACATTATATCGAATGTTAGAAAATATGCCGGTATGGATATCGATTCACGAATAATAGTTAGCCATAAACCATTATATGCACTTTTAATTATTGATTTGTAAGGATGTGGATTAATATGTGGATTAGTATGTGTTATTTGTGATTGTCTATGTATTTTAAAATAATCTAGTGGTGTTATAATAAATGCACCCAGAAAACCAGTTATAGACGCAGAAATTAATTTATTATTAGTATATTCTAGTAGTGAATTATAATTTCCAAACATAAATGTAGTTCCAATCATAGAGTTAATCATAGGATATCTCACACCAGTATATAAAGATAATGGACGTACTAGAAAAGGTTTTATTGTGTGTCGGTTTTGAATATTTGTTTTAAGGGTGTCAAATGGGTATCCTAAAATGGTTTGAGATATACCTACTAAATTGCCTAGAATATATTCATTCATAATTTATCTATTTTCAAAATAAGAAATATAATAAAATAATAAAACTAAAATAATTTATTTTTTTCGATAGTTATAAAAAATATAGATGTGTTTTATATAAAAATATATTAGATTTATTAGAACAAATGTAAATAAAAAAGAAAAAATTATTAAAAAATATATTTTCTTAATGTATAATAACAGTTTTCTTTCCTAGCTTTTTCTTGCTTATCTTAACTAATTAAAATGGGTGGTGGTCTTATGCAACTTGTCGCTTATGGTGCCCAGGATATTTACCTGACTGGCAACCCTCAAATTACTTTCTTCAAGGTCGTCTATCGTCGTCACACCAACTTCGCAGTTGAGTCTATTGAGCAGACTTTCAACGGCCAAGCTGATTTCGGTAAACGTGTTACTGCTACTATTTCTCGTAATGGTGATTTAATCCAGCAGATGTATCTAGAAGTTGTTTTACCTAATCTTATTACAAACACTAGTAATGCATCTAACATAGCAGTATGGACTTATGGTGTTGGCAATGCCCTAGTCAAGCAAGCTGAGATTGAAATTGGTGGTCAACTTATTGACCGTCAATATGGTGATTGGATGAACATTTGGACAGAACTTACTGTACCTGCTGGAAAGCGTGCTGGTTATGATGATATGGTTGGTAATGAGATTGATTCCACTGAATATGCTAAACAGTTTGGTGGTCTAGATGCAGATACCAAGAATCGTCTTTATGTTCCTTTTCAGTTCTGGTTCAATCGTAATCCTGGTCTTGCACTTCCGCTTATCGCTCTTCAGTATCACGAGGTTAAGCTAAATCTTGAACTTCGTCCTCTAGCTGAATTATATCAGGCAAATATTAATACAGGTGGAACTTTAACTGTTGCTAGCTCTCTTAGCTTAACTTCTTGCAAGCTTTATGTTGACTATGTTTATCTTGACACTGATGAACGCCGACGATTTGCTCAGGTAAGTCACGAATACCTTATTGAACAGGTTCAATTCACTGGTACTGTTAGCAAGGCTTCTGGTGATTCTAATAAGAATGTAACCCTAAACTTTAACCATCCTGTAAAAGAACTTATTTGGGCACATACCACTAGCACCAATGCTACAGCAAACAGTTCTCTAACTGCTGGTGGCTCTATCAGTGCTGATACCACTGGTAATTACTGGTTTAATTATTCTGGTGCAGATGCAGCCTCTAATGCTTGTGATTCCTTCACCACTGCTCTTCTCCAACTTAATGGCCACGACCGTTTTTCTGTTCGTTATGCTGATTACTTCCGTAAGGTTCAGAACTACGAACATCACACACGTGTTCCTCGTGTTGGTGGTGATCTTTCCCAAATGCACAGTGATGATAAGCAATCCGGTCTTCGCCAATATATCTATTCTTATAGCTTTGCACTTTCCCCTGAAGAGCATCAACCTTCTGGCACCTGCAACTTTTCCCGTATTGATAATGCTGTTCTCCAACTAACCTACGGTGCTGATAGCCAAACCGGTGTTCCTGCTGCAAATACAAATGCTATGAACCTCAATATCTACGCCGTCAACTACAACGTTCTACGCATCATGTCGGGGATGGGCGGGCTTGCTTACTCGAATTAGAGGGTCTCACCATTGTGGGCAATTATTTTTTTGTTATTTTTAATTATTTAATATTCATTCAATATTCATTCAATATTCATTCAATATTCATTCAATATTCATTCAATATTCATTCAATATTCATTCAATATTCATTCAATATTCATTCAATATTCATTCAATATTCATTACAATACTAATACTAGAAGGTTGTTAAACTAAGAGAATAAAATGATTACTAATTGTAATTTGATTATTAGAATAAGTTTCATAAAATATCTTAAAGTTATATATTTTGTTAATTTCTTTATTTTTTTAGATAGTTTTTAAATTTATTGTATACATTTTTGGTGTATTTTTTATATTTTCTTGTGTAGTGAAAAGGTTCATTATGTATTTTTTTCCTATTTTATCAAGGATTAATTTATTCCTATAAGGTATAATAACAGTTTTCTTTCTTAGCTTTTTCTTGCTTATCTTAATTAATTAAAATGGGTGGTGGTCTTATGCAACTTGTCGCTTATGGTGCCCAGGATATTTACCTGACTGGCAACCCTCAAATTACCTTCTTCAAGGTCGTCTATCGTCGCCATACTAACTTCGCAGTTGAGTCTATTGAGCAGACTTTCAACGGTCAAGCTGATTTCGGTAAACGTGTTACTGCTACTATTAGCCGTAATGGTGATCTTATCCAGCAGATGTATCTAGAAGTTGTTCTTCCTGATGTTGCCACAACTGTTAGCAACGAATGGACATATGGTGTTGGTAATGCTCTTGTTAAGCAAGCTGAGATTGAAATTGGTGGTCAACTAATTGACCGTCAATATGGAGACTGGATGAACATCTGGACTGAACTTACTGTACCCGCAGGTAAGCGTGAAGGTTATGATAATATGGTTGGTAATGCCGTTGGTGTAAGCAGTGAACAAGTTAGCGATCTTAGCGCTGACACTGCTCGACGTCTATATGTTCCTTTCCAGTTCTGGTTCAACCGCAACCCCGGCCTAGCTCTACCTCTTATTGCTCTTCAGTATCACGAAGTCAAGCTTAACCTTGAGATTCGCCCCCTTGCTGACCTTGTTCAGGGGTTTACTAGCACTGGCCCAACAGGTTCTCTTGGTTGTAAGCTCTATGTCGACTATGTCTATCTAGATACTGATGAACGTCGTCGTTTTGCACAGGTTAGCCACGAATACCTTATTGAACAAGTTCAATTTACTGGCACTGAGACTGTCAACGCAAATACTACTAACAAGAATGTAACTCTCAACTTCAACCACCCTGTCAAGGAACTCGTCTGGGCACACACTACCAGCAACCATTCATCTGCATATGTCGCAGCAACAACTGGTTCTGGTAACTGGTTCAACTATTCTGGATCTGATGCTAGTGGGTGTGATTCCTTCACCACTGCACTTCTCCAGCTTAATGGCCACGACCGTTTCTCTGTTCGTTATGCTGATTATTTCCGTAAGGTTCAGAACTACGAACACCACACTCGTGTTCCTCGTGCTGGTGGTGATCTTGCTGGTCTTCAATCCGACACCAAGCAAATCTCTCTCCGTCAATACATTTATTCCTACAGCTTTGCCCTTTCCCCCGAAGAGCATCAACCCTCCGGCACCTGCAACTTTTCCCGTATCGATAACGCCGTTCTCCAGGTTAACTATGCAGCAGATAGCCAACTAGGTTCTAGTGCACTTCAAACACAACTTGCTTCTACTTCTCTCAACCTTAACATCTACGCCGTCAACTACAACGTTCTTCGTATCATGTCGGGGATGGGTGGGCTTGCTTACTCAAACTAAAAGGTCTCTCTATTGCGTTCATTTTTCTTTTTTTTTTTGTAATATAAAATTAAATTTAATTAATTTAAAAA